CTATATTAAAAGGATTGTGAATCCCCAGAAATTGAGTTGAAGGTTAGATAGTCCTCCCCGATTGAAAGGCAGAAGGCCTTCGCCCACTGGTTGGGAAGTTTGACCAGCCGTATCCAATTTCAAAGAGCTTGTTCTTCCTTATTCAATTATAATTATACTACATTCGCACACTCGTTGTAAAGAACAATCCGCACACTACGAAAGATTTATCGAATAATGTGTACTATTTGGGTATTTAAGACGAAATGAGATTGGATGGAAGATCTACAACGGAGAGCTGCGAGAAAGGCAATTCGGTAGGAACAATTCGGTTGACTATTTCGAACTCAACCTTAGCAGTTTGCCTGGATAGAACCGTGCTTAGGATACGTCCTTCAAATCCTTTGAATGGACCAGAGCTAGCCACCACCTTCATCCCGGGGAATAAAATCACATCCTTGGCTGGAGCGATGCCCACAATGCCAACCCACTTCTTGACCCCTTCTATCTCCTTATCCATAATGAGACCGGGAAACCTGATCCAACGATCAAGCTTCCGGTCGATCATGAAGAAGGTCCTAATGAAGTAGTAGAGATCAAAGTCGATCACCTCCAGGTTCTTCCAATCCCAACTGCCCAAGGGCATCTTAAAGAACATGTAACTGAAGACCTTGAATTCTTCATCCTGGAGAACCGCTCTGACCTCAGGAGGATTCGTTGAATACTGAGGAGTGTAGAATTCCTGGAGGTTTGGGCATGCCTCAGTCCACTGAGTCAAATTCTTGAGCCTCCAGATGATGTCCATGTGCGAGTTCTTCCGGACCTTTGCCACATGCCAGACGGGATCGCCTCTCCCAATCTTGTAAAGTCTCTTAGTTACCTCGAAGAATTCATCAAGCACTTGATCCATTATCCCGGTTCTCCTTGTTCCTCTTCAGCCACGCTTTTTTGAAATCGGGATCATTCCTATAATGCTCACGGAAGTAGTCCCTATGATATGCATTGTACGCTTCTCTTCCCTCCTTAGTCTTCACCTTCCTTCGGTAAGCTGCCCGTCCTAGTTTTCGATAACGTTCGGGGTCCTCTGCACGGCGTATCCTCTCCCTCCTCTGCTTCCATAGAACCTTGCATCTCTTACTGCAAGTAGCCCGATTAGGACCTCGCCCCTTATACCGGAAGGTCTCTCCACAGTGATTACAGGAAGCAGTTCTCCAGAGCAAAGGTTAGTCCTCTTCCTTGATCTGATAACCGAAGGGAACCTCCCCCGCCACGATGTTCTCCATGTGAGACCTAACGTTAGAGGACAACTCATCCCCACTACTGAGCCGCTTATTCGCTTCTTCCTTAAGCCACTCCAACGTTCTTGGAGTAATGGTCCGATCGAACTTGTAGGCGTACTGAGGATAGAGCATTTGCTCATAATCAATAAGCCTCAGAGGACCTTCCTTGTGCATCCAGTGCTCAATGAACTCCCACATGACCGCACCGGCCTGGAACCCGGTGATCCCCCCCTGGTCCGTCTCGTTCAAGGCATGAACTGTGGCTATTGCTCCAGCAACGAGGGCATGACAAATAGTTCCGTAGTCATGCTGGTAGTCCTCGGAGAGGTGCCTGAGGAACTCGGGGAGCATCTGAAGACTCTGCTTCATAGCCTCCTTGTACCACTCATCCTGAATCCCATCTTCCTCGTTGATCAGTTTCCTTCCATTCTCCTGAGCCTTCCGTATTCTCCCCGTTTCCCAATCTTCTATAGGAGCAGCATCACCCGGAGCTGCGGTAGTTGGAACTTGATCACCAAGAGTAGGAACAGTACCTTCGGGGAGTTCGACTTTTGAAACTTCTTGTTTTTCTTCCTCGTTCACCCTGTATTCCTTTCTCAGATCCCGAATGCCATATAGATCGCTTCGACAGCCTTCCCGACCAGTTGATCCCGGTAGGAAGCGAACTTGGCTGCCAGATCAGCACCGATCAATCCCTCACTTATCATCCGAGGTCCACTCAGTGAAAGGTTAGTGAGATCCTTATACTCCAGAACAATCGTCCGCTTGTCCAACTTCTGAGCCTTAGACGTTGTTGGAATAGCCATCGCTAACTCCTTCAGTCCTTTGTAGGCCACAGCCCTGATCTGGAGTTTGTCAGGATCGTTGACCACGAACACTTCATACCCTCCTTCGATGAGCACACCGATCGACCTCCGGAAGTTCAAGACTGCATCAAACTTAGAGGGATCAATGACGAACTTCCCCTTCCCTGTAGGGGGAACGTTCCTGAACTTCGGCTTCTTCCCTGGCCGTCCTTCCATCTTGTCAGGCATTGCAATCCTCCGAATTGAAAAAGTTTAGTTCCCAATTCTCAAAGGGACCTTATCAGCTCCAACAAACTTGAGAATCTTCCTCTTAAGTCTCTCAGTATTTTTCAGTTCTCTCTGCCAGATGAAAAGAGTTTTGAATCCATACTTTGCAAAATGTCTCGCCCTAGTTCTAGTGTTCTCACCTCTGTGCCAATACTCACTATTGAACTCGATCAACAGTTTCTTCCCATTCACGTTCATGAAGTCAGGACACTTGCCACCGAGAACAAATTGTCCGTTCCCCACAAATTTGAAATCTTTAGGAGTTACTGAATCGATAATACTGAAAACCTCTAATTCTTTATTGTTTGGACTCCGGTGAGCAAAAACCTTTCTAGCATGCTCAGGATTTTTCCAAAGCTCTTTTTGAAACTTAGAAATCTTTCTTTTAATTCTAAAAGAGGGAGATCTCCCAAACATAGGAGCATCCTTGCCTCTTCGACCGAACATAGGATGTTTCTCCCCCGTCCTTCCTAAAAATGGACCAGATTTTCCTCTCCAATAGGCGTTCTCCGACATCTTCTCTTTAACCCGGAGGGGAAGGTGTTTTCCAAATAGAGGATGGTTCTCCCCTGAATGTTCCTTTCTCCATTTCAAAGTGTGATGCTTTCCATGAAATGGGTTGTTCTCTCCTGAACGGTTAACACCATACATAGGATTATTCCTCCCGGAATGTTCCTTCCTCCACCTCAGAGTATGATGCTTTCCGTAAAAAGGATTATTCTTACCCGCTAAATCCATCACAATCCCCTAGTATAATATAAAAACAAGGAAGCCTTTGAAAACAGTAGCCATCGTCCTGTGGATGCCTGTGCTCAGTAAGGCACTCCTTCACATCTCTGTGAGGACCAGACTGCTGATGGATTTTAAAAATCTTTGACATTTGAGCTCGTTACCTTTCAGGGATTTGACCTTTCAGCCTTAAGCGTTGAACTTCTTAGCTGTAGGGGATCTCTCCCCGATATCAGATTTCAAGTCTGATGTTATCTCATATTGATAACAAGGTTTCCGAACACTTTCCACACTTCACTGCCAAAGGCTCCTTGTCTCAAACCTCGATCACGACCGTTGCGTTCTTCAAGGACAGCTGGCCATCCAACGTCCCCAGGATCTCCTCGTGTCGTTCCATATCTTTCATCAGCTCAGCCTCATTGACATTGACCAGAATGTCCGTGGGCTTCGTTGCTTGCTGATCAGAGACAACAACCGCCATCCCCCTCTTCTGGGCTTCATCACGAGCTGTCCTGATCCGAGAACTCAAGCTGGTCAAGATCCGCTGCTGGATAGGAGCTGAATCCCGTCTCCAAACAAGCCAATCCGCGATAGACCGACTTTCAGTTCCAATGGTGATCTGGTTGCTCGCATTCGCCTCCTGGATCAACCGGCGAATCTTGATCTTCCTTTCGAGAAGATCAGAAATGGCCTGCCGCTCGTTCTTGATGGCCATGGGAGAACCACCGACCACAGCCTTCTCCAATGGATCTTTCAGAGCCTCTTGCCGAATGGAGTACATAACAACGAACTCCTGTTTCTTCTCAAGCCGCTTGTCGATCGTCTTGAGTTCGGCCAATGCTTCAGTGATCGTCAATGCCATAACACTTCCTCCTTTTAATGTTTAAGCTTTCAAGGCGTCTTCAAAGACGATAGGACAATAGTTGATGAGTAATTGTTTAGCGATCTTCATAACTTGTCTCATCTGGGGATGAGCTGTCTTTACGGTACGGAGCTTGAGGATATGTCTCCACTCCCGGAAGTTAGCTGTGACCACAATTTCGGTCTTCAGACAATTTGGGAGAACCGCCCTGGCCTCCTGTGGATGAGCTCCCAGTTCAAGAAGCAGCAGATACGTCTTCTCGGCTCCTTCGCAGAACTCAAACCATTCACGATACTTTATAGAATCTTTGGTCCAAAAACAGGGATTGATGACCGTGATCTCATTCCCGAACTGGTCCCCAGAATAATTGCAGTACCTCGTTGACTCCTGGGTATAAGACACCAACCGGTGTCGAACCAACTCATGAGTCACACCTCGGTCACAGATGAACCTGAGGCAAGCAGAAGCATGCTCCAAGACAGACTCATGACCTCGGCTCAGAAGCATCTGGATAAACTCCTTGTCTGATCCATCCTTGATCTTCCCTTCGCTCTTGTAAGCAGTACGTCCTGCGTACTCAATGACCTTGGATGGCTCAGGAGTGCACCAGACAGGATGGACAGAAGGTTCAATCACTTTCATCTGCTTACTCCAGATCCTTTTCCCAATCCTTCATCTTCCGGTCGTAGTCGTAGACGTATTCGTCTCTCCCAGTCAGAGCTAAGTACACCGCTTTCATATTCATGAACTTCCCATTGTAGCTCCGGTCACAGAATCTGAGCCATAACTTAAATTTCTCAGAATGTTGTTTGAAGTACTGGAACTCCCAATCCTTGAGAACTCCTGGGACACCAACACCACATCCCCAACCACCTTTGCTATCCGGATAATCATCGAGAACATAACTGACACACCCATCTCCACTCCGGTATCCGTTGACGACTATTCCCCGATTCCACTTCTTCTGGTGATACACCCAGACCACTTCACCGTTTTTGAAGTCCTCTTCATAGGAACGGTTGTTGGGGAGAGAAGGAGAATCGGAAACCTTAGCCCGGATCTCTTTCAAAGTAACTATCGAAGACTCTGTACGTTTGATCCCTTCCTGATGTTCCTTGATCTCTCGCTCCTTACTATCAATAAAATCAGAAAGGTCCCTCTTCCCTAACTTCATGATCAAACAAGGAGTGTCCCAATGGAACTCCACATCCCCCATCCCATAACGGGGAATAAGACTGCAACTTGTGGACAAGTAGCAATTGTACCGACAAGTCCCACAACTAGCGTATTCGCACCATCCGCAAGTCTTGAGAGTTGTATCTCCCTTCTCCCGGTTCATGTTCTCAGAAGTCCATTCAGGTTCTGGATAATCGCTCATCCTTCTACCTCCTTTATGAATAAGTCAACAAATTTTTTGATCCAATACTTATCGGCCACAAGAACCCAGATCCCAATCATAAGTTAACAAATTTCAGAATTTTCTTTTTCAAACGTTCTGGATTCTTCAACTCCATATCCCAAATGAAGAGAGTCCTGTATCCGTACTTAGCAAAGTGTCTTGCCCGAGTTCTTGTATTCTCTCCTCGATGCCAATATTCTCCATTGAACTCGATCAATAGCATAGAACCATCAGCACTGACGAAATCAGGACATTTTCCATCAATGAATAGTTTTCCATTTCCTACATATTTGAATAATCTAGGAAACAGTGAATTAAGAATACTTAAAATCATCTGTTCCATTTTATTTGGTCTTTGAATAACTAACATCCTCCTCAAAGCATCATCACTCGGGTGTTTTCCAAACATAGGATTATTTTCACCTAACATCTTTTTAGAATGTTCCTTCTTCCATTTTGCTGTATGGTGTCTACCATACATTGGGTGAAGTTTACCCTTTCTGCCCCACATAGGATTATTTGATCCCATCTTAATTTGTGACATTTTAGCTATAACAACAGAGGAGTGATGCTGCCCATATCTTGGGTTTCTCTTGCCCTTCACTCCCCACATTGGATGATTTCTGGGATCCTTAAAACGTTTAATCCCCGCTATTGATAATAACTTTCTAGTTTTAACCGAACAATTAGATTTTGGTTTCAACTTTGCCTTCTATCTCATTTATAAATAAAGTAACAAACTTTTGAATCCAATACTTATCTGCAACAAGAACCCATATATTTTTATCGTTCTTCATTTTTTCTGCGTGGAGAAAGGGAAGTCCATGCTCAGCCGCCAAAGCCTCAGTCTCGATAGCCCGAGTCAGGGTAGCACTCGAACCTACCTCCATGAAAGAAATCCCTGACAACTTGAACTTCTTGACAATCTCCCTTATCTTCCTCGCTCTGAGAGCAGAAGCCATCTTGCCCTTCTTCCTTTGCTTGACTTCTATAACAGCTTTCTGATACAGAAGATCACCCAGCCTGCGTGAGCCATCATCAGAGAGGTTGTTTCGTCCGGACAGGGGATTTCTTCTCACACCAAAGAACTCCCCAAATAAGTCCTCCGTCTTCTTCCAAGATTTTGACTTAGCCATTCTTTACACCTGCAACAAAGTCCTTGATCTTCTTTACAAACTTCACCTTATCATCAAGCTCCTTTCCACTTACCACAAGACAAGCCATACCACTACTCTCTACACATTTTATAATCTGTTCAATCTCTTCATCGGTCTCTTTCGTTCGCATGTAAATACAACTCTTACCATCAACCGAAGCAAAAGAAGGATTGACACTGACCACTTTACCATTGACCTTTACAAAACCTGAAGGCATACCTTACAAATCCTTCAAGAACTGATCAACCATTTTTTTACTGAGCCTAGACCCAAAGGCTTTCAAGATCTTTCCGGATTTTTCAGGATCATCAGCATCTTTTGAGTTTATCACTAAACAAGTCCAGCCTCTTTTCTTGAAGAAACTGACGATCTTTGGCATATCCTCCTTTGGTTCGTTAGTTCTAATATAAATACAACTCTTTGTCAATTCATTCCCAAATGATGGTTTGACAAAAACTATTCGACCATTGATCTTAGCATAACCTGAAGAATCATCATCCCCCCCAATCCCATACTTCTGATCACCTATTTTGATCATACCAACCCCACAAATCTAAGAATCTTTCTTCTCAAACGCTTAGGATATTTAAGCTCATGTTGCCAAATGAACAAAGTTTTATATCCATACTTAGCGAAATGTCTTGCCCTAGTTCTTGTGTTCTCTCCCCTATGCCAATAGTCGCTGTTAAACTCGATCAATAACTTAGAACCGTCGGTACTAACAAAATCGGGAAACTTTCCTCCAACATTAAGCTCCCCATTCCCTACATACTTGAATAATTTAGGAACCACTGAACTTATAATTCCGAAACATTCTAATTCTTTTCTGTTTGGACTCCGGTGAGAAAAAACCTTTCTAGCATGTTCGGGGTCCTTCCACACATTCCTCAACAATTGTCTAGTCTTCTCTGAGGGATACCTTCTCCAGTTAGGACAATCTTTACCCCTCCACCCCCACATGGGATTATTCTCTCCAGACATCCTTTCAGACTGTCTTTTCTTCCACCCCAAAGTACGATGTTCTCCAAACATAGGATGATTCCTGGGATCAGAAAGTCTTTCCTTAGCTTTATCCGACATCATTCTTTTAGCCACAGTAGAATGATACTTCCCATAAAAAGGATTATCCTTTCCGTAACAACGCACACCATACATTGGATTGTTCATACCTGTACGATCCCTAGACCACTTTTTTCTTTGTTTCTCTGTATGATGTCCACCGGCAAAGCCCATCAGTTACCACTCCCCATAAATTCGGCGTGACTAACTCCACCCGATTTCTTTACAATAATAATATCTTTGAACATTTTACTCATACCACTATTATGGGATACCACAATTTTCAACCCATCGACTTTGTCCAAGAGTTCCACGAACTGAGAAACTCCTACCTGGTCAAGCGAATCGAAGATCTCATCGAACATGACAAACCGGACGTCCACACCCCCGAGTTGAGCAACGAGGTCCCTCATTGCTAAGGCTTGTGCCACCCCAATCCTTGTCCTCTCCCCTCGGCTATAGTTATCCCAAGGCTGGATACGGCCTGAGATCCGATCGATCACATCCACGTAGAACCCGTCGACGTATTCCCCTTCATCCCCTGACTTCTTCTTTTTCTCCGTCTCTACCCGAACTAAGAATGGAATATTCCACCCCATAAGGTACGAGTTGATCTGTGTCTCAAACAGGGGGAGGAATGACTGAATGATCTCAGACCTGATCCCATAAATCCCAAAGCCATCGGCCCAGAAGTCGAGATCGCTGAGGAGAACCGTCAACCGTTCCTCCTCCTTCTTCAAGATCTTCTGGCGTTCCTTAGCTTTCTTGTAGGTCTCTAACCTGTTCTCAGAGTATCCAATCTTTTCGGATAGTGTTGCAAATTCCCTCCGTGAATCCTCGACCATAAGTTGAACCTCAACCAAATAATCCTGGACTCGTCCAAGATCACCGGAATACTCTTTGATATCTGAACGGAGATCTAACTTACTGATCTTCTCCTTGATCCTCTCCTCTTCCTTTACAGAATCTGCCTTAGTCTTCTCGGCAAGCTTCTCAAGGCTAGAAAGAGAATCTTTTAATCGTAAAGCTCTTGAGGACTTAGTCGTTTCCCGTTCAATGCGAGCTTCTTCCAATGACTTGAAATTTTTGATGTCAACCTCCAGATCCTGTTTAGCCATCCGCTCCTTAGACAGCTTCTCAGAAATGGAGTCCAATTGATTCTTAAAGGATTGACTCTTTTCCTGGACAGACTCAACCTCCTCCGTCAGATGTTCCAACTTCTTCTTGTCCAAAACCGTTCCGCAGACGGGACACTTTCCTTCCTTCAACTTTCGAATCTTATCGAGCCTGTCCCGTTGCTCAACAAGCCCATCCAATCGGCCTTGGATCAGGTTCTTGTCACTGACCAGATTCCCGATGTCCTTATCAACCACACCGAACTTACTCTGTAGCTCCCCAATCCTCTTACTGTATGAAGCAAGATCCCGGGGTGATACAGAGACCAGCTCATCAAGCTCAGAAGAGAGCTTACCCCAGTCCCTTCTGAAATCCTCCAGTGCTTCATCAGCCTTGTCTCGTAAATCCCGTAGCGCTTCCGACAGGTTGAAATAGTCCTGAACAGTAGCAGAACCCCTAAGACCTTCGGCCAAGTTCTCATTACTCTTCTTCAACTTAGACCGGAGCTCCACGATCTCAGACTCTTTGGGAACAGTCCCATCATCCACATCCCAGATCCCCGCGAGTTCTCCTTTGACACTGAGCAACTGATCCCGGACAGACTTTCTCTGGTCCTGGACTACCTTAAGGCAGGAGTCGTAAATGTCGAGGGAGAGCATTTTAGATAACATAGCAATCCGCTCGGCAGGCTTTACGCTCCCACTGATAAAGGACTTGATGACATCTCCTCCGAGGTAGCAAATGTTCAGAAAAGTTGGGTAGTCGATACCCAGAATGCGTCTAACTTCGTTCTTAACCTCGGTGAGACCACTCAGTCCTCCATAAGGAGCCCAGGACCATTCCTTGTAGCTCATCTTCTTGTATTCGTAAAGTTCCATCTCAGCCTTGGAAGGAGTCCTCCGTGTCACAACCTTGAATGCTGTCTTGTTCTCATTCTCAGTGATGACATCGAAAAAGACTTCGACCTCAGCGGAATACTTCTTGTCCCCTTCCCTCCGGAGAACATCCTCTACATCGGATAGACGAGGAGTGTCCAGGAACAATCCCCAGCAGAGAGCATCGAACAGACTCGTCTTCCCCGACCCATTGGAAGACAACCCTGGAGAATCATCATTGCTCCCAATCACAAAGACTTTCTTGTCCACAAGACTCCCGAACGAAAGATCCACCCCTCGGTGATCAAAGGACATGAAATTAGATACATTAAGTCCGACCAATTCTACTCTCTTCACTTGGATACCCCGGATAAGATTTCCATTCCAAACTTCTCTCTCTCTGCTTTACGATCTCCACCAAACCTAAAACAATACTCTTTCAAGATCTTAGCAGAGTTAACTCCCCCGAGACCGGTCATTGGGATAGTCTTCCGAGCTTCTTTGACATCCTTAATATCAACGTCTGTGACCACCTTGAACGCCTGGTAGTGGTAAAGAACGCTCCTCACAGCATTTACATCGACCATTCGGACAAACTCCCGGGGACCAGAGAACACTACCTTCACAACAGCCCCATTGATCCGGCTCTTGTTGTCCTCAACCAATTTGTTGTAATCGACATCTGGAGTGTAGTCGAACTGAATGAAGTCACGATCTCCCGTGTGGAACAACTGCTCATCAACCACTTCGCCCTTCTTAGTATCAATGCAGACATACTTGAAGAGCTTCACATCATTCCTCTCACCGAAATCTATCCGGTAGAGACTCCCGATATATAATTTCTGGTGGCTATGGAAATGGCCCAGAGCTTTGTAGATGATGCTCTTATCCCGAGGAGCCAACATCTCAGGGTCAATCCCTTCCGTATAGACATGGTCCAGAGGTCCCACCGTTGCACCCTTTACCTCGAAGTGCCCCAAGACCACCTTGTACTTTCTGACATTCTTCAATCCCTTAAGATACTGGTAGATCTTTCCATGATCATCATCCCAAGGAATCAAATCAAACTCTACATCACCGCTTTCAACTGGCTTATAAGTGGTCGGGGTAGAAAAGACATGGAGCCTCATGTCAAGAGGATATACCTGAAACGAGGAGAGGCTATTAGAAAGAAATCCTTTCTGATCATGATTTCCCAAGATCACTACCACAGTCCCCCCATTCATAATGAACCCACCAACCACCTGGATGAAGTACCTCTGGAGATCCTCCTCAGGATCAGGACAATCGAATAAGTCTCCAAGGAAGAACACATGGCTACACTGCATAATCTCGGAAGTCTGCATCACAAATTCGAGATATCCTAGAACATCAGAAAGCCGGCTGTTCATCTTCTTTGCTGGGTCATAAGAACCATACGGATAATTGGTCCGGAGCTCTACATCTCCGACAACCAAGAACTTGAACAAATCCTGATCCTTATTTTGCTTTGGAGAGCTTTTCTTTTGCTGTTTTATAGCCATGATCAAATCCGGTCCAGAACACTGTTCCAAACAAACTGGCCAACCGGCCAATGAGTGGAGCAGAAAGAGGATATTCCCGAGTAGCATTGAGTGCGGTAGTAGTTGCATTCATACACGCCTTACGGTCATTGAAAGTACGGCTCTTGAACTTCCCCATCTTCCCGATCATGCGAGGACCTTCTTCTTGAAGTCAGGATGCTCGGTCAAATACTCTTCGAAGCCAGCAACTCCTCGGACCTTTGAACCCTCTCCAACAAATTTCAAAATCTTTTTCTTTAGTCTTTCAGGATTCTTCAATTCCCTACTCCAAATAAAAAGAACTCTGTACCCCGACTTAGCATAATGTCTAGCTAGAACTCTTGTATTCTCTCCTCTATGCCAATGTTCCCCATTAAATTCAATCAATAGTTTAGAACCATCAGTACTTACAAAATCGGGAAATCTTCCATCAACATTGAGTTTCCCATTCCCAACATATTTGAACAATTTTGAGACAACAGAATCAATATAACCGAAACATTCAGACTCTTGATTGTTTGGTCTTCTGCAGAAAGCTCTCCACATCTTCTCCGCATGTTCAGGTTTTTTCCAAAGTCTCTTCTGAATTTTAGACATCTTCTTAACAAATTCAGAATTCCCCCACATAGCCTGAGAAGCTATTGAAATCTTCTTTTTATGATCTAGAGAAAGATGCTTTCCAAACATAGGATGCTTTGCACCAGTCCTCCCATAAAAATAACTATTCTTACCCGAGTTAGCAATACCAATCAATCTCTTTGCCTCTAATGTATGACGTTTCCCATAAAAAGGATTCTTCTCCCCGGTCATCCCATACATAGGATTATTTTTTCCGGATAATTTCTTGATCGTTTCAAGATTATGACGTTTTCCCAAATGACCAAAAGTGGGATTTCCCCACATAGGATTATTCTTACCCGACATCCTCTCAGACATATTCTTCCACCACTTAAGTTTACAACTCATTCTAAAATCTTCTTTTTGAAATCGGAGTGTTCTTCAAGGTATTTTTCAAATCCTGAAACACCCCGAACTTTTTCACCGGACAGCAAAACCGTGTAAAGACCTCGTTTGCCCTTCCGAACCACTAATCCCTTCTCAATTGCAATGTCGAGATCCCCTTTAGGAGTTGCAGCCGAGGCTCCATAGTGGAGAACACACTCCGCTTGGTTGAACGGGGAAGAAAGTTTGTTCTTGGCACAGTACACTCGGATCTTGTGACCAACGATGTTCCCCCCCTTGTCCTTCTCGGTGTCTCGACCAATCCTGGAGACGTCCAAACGGATTGAAGCGAAATACCCCAGAGCAACACCCCCCGAGGTCGTGTTGGGATTCCCAAACCTAACACCAATCTTCTTTCTCTCCTGGTTGATGAAGATCAAAATGGAATTAGACTTCGCCACAGTCTGGGCCAACTTAGGTAAAGACCCGCTCATCATTCGAGCCAGTGAGCCAGGACGTGAGACACTAGGAGTCAAAGTCCTCTCTCCCGTCTCCTTGTCCTTCTTGTAAATTACAAATGAATCACTCGCTGACTCCAGGGGGACCAGAGCCGAAACACTATCAATGACGACAACACCATATCCGTTCTGGATGAACACTGAAGCAATGTCAAAAGCCTGCTCACCATAGTCGGGTTGTGAATAAGTCAACTTCTCGACATCCACTCCATTCTTAGCCGCCCAGGACATATCCAAAGCATACTCCAGATCGAGGAAAGCACACTGCTCCCCCATCCTCTGGGCCTGAGCAACGACCCGGAGAGCCATAACAGTCTTTCCCCCGGCCTCTTCACCATAGATCTCCGTGATACGTCCACGGGGGAGACCACCGATGCCCAACACATCATTGTCGATCTGGGGGATGCCAAATGGAATGATTGGAACATCTAAAGTCTTCGGCCCAATATGGACAATTCCCGGACCATACTTCTTCTCGAGAAGCTTGACTGCCGGATTGGAAACCTTCTCACCATCAGTTTTCCTAGCCATGAACTAACGTGCCTCCCTTCGACTCCTCGGTCAAATCGGCTGATTCAACAAATTCAAGAATCTTCTTTTTCAACTTTTCAGGATTCTTCAGTTCTCGTTGCCAAATGAATAAAGTTCGATGCCCATACTTAGCAAAATGTCTGTAACGCGTTCTCGTGTTTTCTCCTTTGTGCCAATACTCACTGTTGAACTCTATCAACAATTTCTTCCCATTGACATTCATAAAGTCGGGACATTTGCCACCAAAGGTGACTTGGCCATTTCCAACAAATTTGAAATCTTTCGGAACTGCTGAATCAATGATCCCAAAACATTCTAGTTCTTTATTGTTTGGACTCCGATGAGCAAAAACTCTTTTAGCATGTTCTGGATTTTTCCATGCTTTCTCTACAGCAACCCGGATCAACTTTATAGTTTCAGAAGAATGATGTTTTCCAAACATTGGATTATCTTTGCCACAAAGCCGAACTCCATACATTGGATTATTTTTTGGATCAGAAAGTCTTTTCTTAGCCTTATCCCCAATCTTCTTCTTTGTTCTAGAAGAATGGTGCATCCCCTCATGTGCAACAGCCATCTTTCTTTTAGTCTTCGAAGAAAGGTGTTTTCCAAGCATAGTTCCGGGTTTTCCAAACATCGGATGATTCTTACCGGACATCCTTTCAGACATATCTCGTCTCCATTTCAATGTATAATGTTTTTTCTTACTCGCTTTTCCTATAAGCTTTTTAGTCTTATCCGTATGATGTCTTCCATACATCGGATTATTTTTCCCGGACATCCTTTCAGACATATCCCTTTTCCACTTTAACGTATGATGAATCATCAATCTCTCACACCCTGAAATTCATCTTCTCAGCATCAATATCAGCGAGGCTGATTAACTCTCCTAAATAATGCCGAATATGTTCCGTGAAGAATGTCAACCGGGACTCAGAGAGATCAGCTTGAGCCCTCTTCCCCATTCTCCGGAGAAGAAGCTTCAAGGCACCGCTGACGATCTCCTCGACCATCTTCTGCTCATCCGGGTCGACGATCTTCATGTTCTCCATCGCTTCTTTCTTAGCATCACCATTGCTCATAGTTCATTCTCCAAAAAATAAAACGGGTCCCTGGTCTGCCAAAATCTGTGCCTAGAGTGGTGTGTCGGCCCCCAAGGCTTTGATTGCTAATGGCCACACGTAATCACCACTTCCGGATGACATACCAAGCAAACTGACCGGGACCATCTTGCATTAGAATGGAGCTTTCTTCCCCCCGCGTCCAGTTGGTTTCTCGGGAGCTCCTCGAGTACCCCTGCCCTTGGGTTCTTCTTTCCCTCTTGGAGCAGGAGCGGGCTTCTTCTCCTCCGGGGGAGCAGCAGTTCCTCGTCCACTGCGCTCCGTTCCGAAGCTCGGCTTCTTGGACTCGGTACCCTTGCCCTCCACTGAAGCAGCTTCTTTCCCCGCATCCTGGGCAAGCTGTCTGGCCTCTTCCCCGAAGTACTCGATCTCCATCACCTTCAGGGCTTGGGCCAGGGCCTGGGGGACCTTGATCTTCTCGACGGACAACAGATTCAACTTGTTCGTGGTGAGGAAGTCCCGAACAGCCTCATCAGTCGGAGGCTTGGCGACCTCGTCGATATCGAGTTCGCATTCCTCCATCGCCTTCTCCTCGTCCTCGGTGAATGGAGTATTCTCCCGAGCAGGCTGGATAGAATAGGTATATCTCCCCGTCTTGGGGTCCTTTCCACGGTTGATCATGATATCGTACTGATTCATGTCACCGTAGTCCGGGTTGTTCTGGAACTTGTTCAGATCCTGGAATGCCTGGTAGGGGACCTCCCCGATATGGAGAACCACCTCCTTCGTCTGCTCCTGCTCATCCCGGTCGATCACGACGAAGAGATACTTCGTGGAAGCAGAGAGTGTGCTCCTTCCCTCCCCAGGGATTGCCGCGGTCTCGGCACTGGCCAACCTGCAGAGGATGCAGTTGGGAGTCGTTGAACAATCGATCCTCCGCATCGCCGCGGACATCGCACCGGTGTCGTCCATAGCCAAGGTAGGAAACCAGTGGGATCGAGTCCTGACCGGACCGGTGACGATTCTCCACCAGTTGTCCCCATCCTTGAGCCGAAGGACATTGAATATCGGACGGCTGTACTCAGAACACCGTCCCTTGTCGATCTCTGCCTTAACTCCCATTACGTTTTACTCCTTTCTATTTAGTTGAAGGATGATCTGGGCTCTTGAGTTGTAAATGAGACCAATGAAGAAGATCAAGAACAGTGTTCTTACTGGGACTAAAGCCACTCCTGCATTTTTCAGACCTTGGATAGTGAGCAATAGCCTCAGCAACCAATTCATCAAATAACTGATGGAGATACCGGTGTCTCTCCTGGTGTTCCATAGGCTGTCCCCGGAGCTTCTCAAGACTACAGGAATCATTCTCCGCCAAGAGCTCTCCATCCTTAGTCCAGTATTGAAATACCTCACGGATAGGATCAGTAGAATCTATCCCTTCCCCGCGGATAGAAATAGTCTCGATGAGCTCTACTGTTCTTGCAGTCCGTGTAGTCTCGTGCCTTCCTGCCATAATGGTTCTCCTTGAGTGTAGATATTATACCACTAATTTCCCAGATTGTCAA